TCAACAGCTTAGAATACAGCAGGCTTGCACCGAAGACCAAGCAAGACTACGCCTACTACATCACGCAATGGCAATCCAACCGCACAGCAGGACAGACTCTGTTGCACACAAGGATAGGCAACTTAACTACACCAGTGTGTCAACAAATCTATGACAACCATGCAAGCAACAGCGTCAGCTTAGCCAACCATTCATTGGCTGTGTATCGCCTGTTGTTTAGCTATGCTATCCGCAATGGATTCTGTACATTCAATCCGTTCACCAATGTCAAACGTCAGACAGACCGACCACGCCGCACAGTGTGGACAAAGGAACATGTCAAAGCTTTCATGGCTACAGCGTTTAGTAAGTATGAATGGCGAAGCATTGGCCTCATTGTGTACACCGCCTATTGTGCAGCGCAACGTCTTGGTGACATGCGTATGCTGACATGGGACAGCTATGACATCAACACAGGAGTGTTGTCGTTGGAGCAGAGCAAGCGCAGAGCAAGGGTAGCTATACCACTGCCGAAGGACTTGCAAGATATGCTCAAGCAACAACACCTTGACTTGTCATGGCAACCGTTTATAATGCCAGCTTCAACGAAGGGTAGGCCCAAGCCTTACAGCTTGCAACAATTGAGTAAGGTGGGTAAGGTGGTGATGAAAGAAGCAGGCTTACCTGATGAACTTCAACTCATGGACTTGCGCCGCACAGCCATCACAGAGATGGTGGAAGTTGGTGTTGCTCTCACAAACGTCATGGCCTTGAGTGGTCATGCCACTGTGCATAGCCTTACACCGTATGTCAAACACACATTGAAGAGTGCCACTGTTGCACAGGAACTAAGGGGTATGGTATGAGCGCTTGGCTTATCGCAACTATCGGTGTCGTGTACGCCGTCATCGCAGGTGACCTGTTGCTTAAAGGCAACACAGGACTTGGTGTAGCCTTTGTTGGCTATGCCATTGGTAACATCGGACTAACATTGGAAGCAATGAAACTATGAAGCAGTACCGACTACCTGTTGACTGGGATGCTATGCAGAAAATCACTGCTGCTGTTCTCGTCGAAGACCTAGACAGTCTGCACAACGACTGGAACACAGTGTATGGACGTGACAGGGGTATGGTGTTCACTGATGATCGAGATGTAGACCTTGCTGAAATATCAAAGCACATCGCTGCTTTCAAACTACTAATCAAATACTACGGAGGAACTGTGAAATGACAACAGCAAAACTTATTTGGGCAACACCTGACGCTGACAAACACATCGGCTATTGCGCCCGTGTCAGCAACCCCAACAACCAAGACAACCCCAATGTGGCAGGGCTGCTTAGCTATTGTGCTCGTAACGCACACTGGTCTGTGTTTGAAATGGCAAGTGTCTGCATTGAAGTGTCCACCACCCGTGACATTGCACGACAAATATTGCGACACAGAAGCTTCAGCTTCCAAGAGTTTAGCCAGCGTTATGCTGACGCTACACAGCTTGGTGAATTCGCTATTCGGGAATGCCGAATGCAAGACAACAAGAATCGTCAGAACTCTTTAGAGACAGACGACTTCGAACTCACAGTGTGGTGGGCAGCAGCACAGAAGCGAATGATTGACGAGACAGAGTTTCTGTACGGTGAAGCACTGAAGCGTGGCATTGCCAAAGAACAAGCTCGTGCTCTGTTGCCTGAAGGGTTGACACCGTCTAAGCTGTACGTCACTGGCACTATGCGTAGCTGGATTACATTCTTGCAAGCACGACTTGATGTAGCCACACAGAAGGAGCATCGACTGGTGGCACAGGATGTGTTGACTGTGTTGCGTGACGTTGCACCTGTGACGGTTGGTGCTTTCTTTCCTTTGGAGGATGTATGAATAATACAAACACAGGTGGACCAGCATATCCAAGCCCACGTTGGGAAGGATGGGGATCGCCACAAGAAGGTATGACCCTGCGTGACTACTTTGCTGCGCAAGCATTGACAGGCGCTCAGATTTGGGATGCTGTGCTGAACGGTAAGAACGCTCAATTCATCGGCGGTGTTGATAAATTAGCTGATGTTGCTTATGCTGTGGCCGATGCCATGCTGAAAGAAAGAAACAAATGACTTGCAATTGCTCACCGCTTTCCCCATTCCTATGGAAGCAACACCCCCGTCCCTCCATCTTCGCTGACGATCCCTTGTTCAAGGCTAAGCAATCTGGTAAGACCGCATCGCAGATCAGCACAGAAGTTGTGAAGCGTAAGCGTGACGAGGGTATTGAGATTGGCACCATCTACGGACTCAACAGAGAACGTGACGAGGCGTTGTTGCATGCCAAACGCTTTCATATGTACAGCAAGGCTGGAACCAAATGAGTTTCATACAGACACACGTTGCCTGTCCTGCTTGTGCCAGCAGTGACGGTGCATCAATCAACGCAGACGGTAGTACATACTGCTTTGTCTGTTCAGTATTAACCCCCGGTACAGAAGGAATAGAAGTGATCGAACCAATTGCAGAACCCGTCAAAGACATGAGCTTCACTAAGGCTTTCGCTACAGGTGTGCCAGTGTCTGTGTCAGAAAGACGCATCACTAAAACAACGATGGAGAAGTATGGTGTTGTCCGTGACAACGGTAAATACTACTTCCCCTACTACGACAAAGACTCTGTGCTGGTGGCAGCAAAGGTTAGACCTGTTGATCGCAAAGACTTCAGCGCTGTCGGTAGCTGGAAAGCTGCAACGCTGTTCGGTCAAAACCTCTACCCTTCCGGTGGCAAGTATCTGACAATCACTGAAGGTGAGTTCGATGCACTGGCTGCGTTCCAGATGACAGGATCGAAGTGGCCTGTGGTATCTATCAGGAACGGTGCAGCTTCAGCATTGAAAGATTGCAAGGCCAACTACGAATACATCAACAGCTTTGAAACCATTGTCGTTTGTTTTGATGGTGATGAACCCGGCATCAAGGCAGCGAAGGAAGTGGCTGAGTTGTTCGGTAGTAAGTGCAAGATATTCAAGCCCATGCCCGACATGAAGGATGCATGTGATTGGTTGTCAGCAAGTAAGGAAGCACAGTTTGTTGACCGCTGGTGGAGGGCTGAGCAGTTTGTACCTGACGGTATTGTCTCAGGTAGTACGCTGTGGGACTTGGTCGCTGAGCCTATGGCACCTGCCGATTGCAAGTATCCGTGGGATGGATTGAACGAACTCACCTATGGTATTCGTCTCGGTGAACTCGTCACCATCACAGCAGGCTCAGGCTTGGGCAAGTCTCAGGTGTTGCGTGAGTTGGTGTGGCATCTGATTCAGAACACACAAGACAACATCGGCTTGATGTTCTTGGAAGAGAGCGTTCGCAAGACAGCGTTGTCCATGATGTCGCTTGCTGCCAATGCACCGTTGCACTTGCCCGATGCTGTTGTGTCTGATGAAGAACGTAAGAATGCTTTCGATGCTACGCTTGGTACTGGTCGGCTGTATCTGTTTGACCACTTCGGATCGACAAGCATCGAGAACATTGTCAACCGTGTTCGCTATCTGGCGAAGGGTATGTCATGTAAGTATGTGTTCCTTGACCACTTGTCCATCATCATCTCCAGTCAGGAGAGTGGTGACGAACGTAAAGCTTTGGATGAAGTGATGACGAAGCTGCGTATGTTGGTGCAAGAAACCAACATCGCTCTCATCTTGGTCAGCCACTTGAAGCGTCCGTCTGACAAAGGTCATGAGGAAGGTGCAGCTACATCATTGGCACAGCTTCGTGGGTCAGCATCGATTGCACAGCTTAGTGACATGGTGTTGGGGCTGGAGCGTAATGGTCAGGCTGAAGACCTTATTGAGCGCAACACCACCCATGTTCGTGTTCTTAAGAACCGTTATGCTGGCATCACAGGGCCAGCTTGCCACTTGCTCTACAACAAAGAGACAGGTAGAATGTTTCAAACCGAAGTTGAACAGGACGTGTTATGACCAGAGAAGACATTATCCGCATGGCGCGGGAGGTTGGAGCAATCCATATTCATGGCAGACCAAATGAATTTGCAATTGTTGGCAATGACTCGATCAAAGCATTTGCCGCCCTTGTCTCCGCAGCCGAGCGTGAGGCGTGTGCAAAGTGTGTGGAGGAAAAGGCCAAGGGTTACGAGGAGCGTGCAGCGCAACCCAAAGATGTCCGCGACATCAACCCAGAAGTGGCACGAATAGCTGTGCTGGCTTGCGGACAACTCGCCGCCGCCATCCGAGCAAGGGGACAAGCATGACAAGAGAAGACATTATCCGCATGGCACTTGAAGCGGGTTTTACGGCTGACGAATTTGCATGGCACGACCATATGTTTGAACACTTTGCCGCCCTTATCGCCGCAGCAGAGCGTGAGCAAATAACGGACGAGTGGTCAATGTGCGTTCAGTCTGACCTTGAGCATGGTGTTAAGTCACTTAGTGAACAAGCGGCAAAAGATTGGTTTAAGAACTATCCTGAAACTGCAAAGTTTGGCGAATGGTTGTCAGCAAGGGGACAAGCATGAAAGCAATCATTGGACCTTACCCAAACGGCAACGAGAACCGAGTCGTCACTGTACTCCTTGATCCCTACGACACATGGAACATGGATCACA